AATAGAGGGGGGCGAACTAAGAATAGTCAACGATGACGAAATACTGGCTGTCATTGATGATCCGAGAGATATATTGCCAGCAAACATTTTATAACATGGAGGCACCATGCCAGAACAAGTAACAACAGTAAAATCGGAATCAGAAAAAATGGTGCCGATTGATACTTCAGGTAATTCCGTTGATGTGGAATTAAAAGAAGAAAAAAACAAGGAAGAAACACTAGAAGAAAATGTTTCCGTTGAAGAAGTTGAGGATCAAAAGGAGCCGCCTTCTGATGACCACAAGGAAGAGGAAGAGTATTCCCAAGCGGTTAAAAAAAGAATTGATAAGTTAACCTTTAAGATTAGGGAGGCGGAAAGACAAAGGGAAGAAGCCCTCAAGTACGCCCATTCCGTTAAAAAAGAACGTGATGAAGTGGTCAATAAAATTACCAAAGTAGATGAAGGGTATTTAAACGAATACCAAAAAAGAGTTAATTCTGAACTTGACAAGGCGCAAGCCCTTTTACAGTCCGCCATCAATTCGGGAGACGCAAAATCCCAAGTAGAGGCGCAAAAGGCTATTGCCCGACTGACAATAGAGGAGGAAAGAGCAAACGCTTCTCTTAAACAAAGAGAGGACGTTAAGGGTCAAAAAAAGAATGCAAAGAATACCGAAATCCCCCAAGCCCCATCCACACCTGATCCCAAAGCGGAAGAGTGGGCAGAAAAAAACGATTGGTTTGGAAAGAACGAGGGAATGACTTACACCGCCCTTTCAATCCATAAAAAGCTAATTACTGAAGAAGGGTTTGACGGAAAGACTGATGCATACTATAAAGAACTTGACAAACGTATAAGAAAAGAGTTTCCTCATAAGTTTGAGGATAAAAACAAAGACAGCCGCGTAGTCCAAACGGTTGCCTCTGCTACTAGATCGACAAAAAGTGGACGCCGCACTGTGAGACTCACACCTTCACAAGTTGCTATTTCAAAAAAACTTGGTGTGCCCTTGGAAGAATACGCAAAATACGTGAAGGAGGCGTAATATGACTGAAATTAATAATAACGAAACTATTAATAATGGAACCATTAAAAAGACCTCGCGCAAAGCTGAAACCCGTGAAAAGGTTGCTCGTAAAAGAGGATGGGTTCCTCCATCAAGCTTAGAAGCACCCGATCCACCCGAAGGATTTCACCATCGATGGGTTCGTGCCGAATATAGAGGGGAACAAGATGAAAAAAATATTCTTGGTCGCCTACGTTCAGGTTATGAATTTGTCAATATAAGTGAATATCCCAATAGAGCGGATCTACCTTCCATTACAGAAGGAAAATACAAAGGTGTCATAGGCGTTGGTGGGTTATTATTGATGAGGTGTCCGATCGAAGTTAAAGAGGATAGAGATGACTACTTTAGACGCTTGACGGATGATCAAGTAGCATCCATTGAAAATGACCTTATGAAAGACGAGCATCCAAGCATGCCAATCTCAAAAGAGAGGCAGAGCAGAGTAACATTTGGTGGAAAAAGAAACTAATAAGTAGGATCTTTGACCATCGAAGCTATTAAAAGGATGACAATATGGCAAATATTGACAGCGCATTTGGTTTAATACCAATAGCAAAAGTCGGTCAAAATCCGAATAATGGTGGTTTAACACGTTACGATGTTGGTGCTTCACAAACTACAGCTATTTTTACAGGGGACCCCGTTAAATATAAAAATGACGGAACCGTTGAAGTAGCGACAGCAACTGATGCATTACTAGGCGTAGCGCGTGGGGCGTTTTATACCGACCCAACCACTAGCAAACCAACTTGGAGCCCTTACATACCTGCAACGACAGCAACAACTGATGCTAAAGTGTTCGTATGTGACGATCCAATGCAAACTTTTATTGCGCAACAAGATTCTGTTGTAAGCAATATAGTTGCAGCAAATTTAAATGAAAATGCAAATCTCATTTTCAACGCGGGAAGCACCACTACGGGTGTTTCTGGTGTAGAAATAGATTCAAGTTCCGCGGCTACTACTGCGACTCATCAAGTAAGATTGATTGATTTTTGGGATGTTCCCGATAACGATGCCACTGCTAATAACAGTGTTTTAGTTATTAAAATCAATAATCATAAAATGATGGCTCACACTGGTACTGAGGGCGTGTAGGATTAGGAGATAAATTATGGCTATAAATAGAGCCCAGCTCGCCAAAGAGCTAGAACCTGGTCTGAACGCTTTGTTTGGACTAGAGTACGCTCGTTATGAAAACGAGAGTGCAGCAATTTTCAGCCAAGAATCAAGTGACAGAGCTTTTGAAGAAGAAGTAATGTTAGTAGGTTTTGGTGAAGCAGCGGTAAAACCAGAAGGATCAGCAGTAGCATTTGATACTGCAAAAGAATCTTTCACTGCAAGATATGTTCACGATACAATCGCACTTGCGTTTGCGTTAACAGAAGAAGCAGTTGAAGATAATCTTTATGACACTTTATCCGCTCGTTACACTAAAGCTTTAGCTAGATCCATGGCTTATACAAAACAAGTCAGAGGAGCAAATGTACTTAATACTGCGTTCGCTACTACTGGCGGTGACGGCGTAACGTTAGCATCGACTGCCCACCCAACAACGTTTGGTGGAACCTGGTCGAACAGATCTGCAACGGACGCCGACATTAATGAAACTTCATTAGAGCAAGCAATGATTGATATTGCTGGTTTTATCGATGAAAGAGGACTAAAAGTTGCAATGAAGGGAAGAAAATTAATTATTCCCGTGAACATTCAATTTGTAGTAGATAGAATTTTGAATTCTACTCTTAGAGTTGGTACGGCTGATAATGACATCAACGCACTTAGAAATATGGGCATGTTACCTGAAGGGTACACAGTGAACCATTATCTAACAGACACTGATGCATGGTTCATTAAAACTGATTGTCCTAACGGATTAAAGCACTTCGTAAGAGCTGCCCTTGCCACTGGCATGGAAGGCGATTTCGATACAGGAAATATGAGATACAAAGCTCGTGAGAGATATAGCTTTGGTTACTCTGATCCTCGTTGTGTTTACGCATCACAAGGCAGTTAGACAAAACTTACACTGGATCCTCCCAGATACGAAGAAGGCGGTTGCAAGACCGCCTTTTTTGTTTTATAAATTATTTTAATGTTAATGTTGGTGAACAGTTATAAGGACTGTTTACTGGTCATATTTTAAAAGGAGACTGACATGACAACACATTTTAATAATGGCGTTACTAACGTGATGAAAGATAAAAGCCCGTTAAAGAACGCAATGATGCCTGATCCATTTCCCGTTACTGGTACACAAAGTGCAGGATATGATTTCTTAGGCCAAACTTCGTTTATGGATGATTTTTATTCACTCATTACACGAACAAATACAAGTAATAATGGAAGAGGTTCACCAGGATGGTATTTAAGCCAAACTGCTAGTACTCAAACATGTGCACCAATAGCAGATGCTGTAGGTGGATGGGCACAATTAGATGAAGTAAATGCAACTAATGATGCTTATAACCAAGTTAATACTTTTACTGCTTTTCAACTAAGCACAAGCATGAATTCTGGTTTTGAAGCTAGAGTAGCAGTTGAAGATATTTCAGCAACAGAAATTGTTTTTGGATATGTTGATACAGATGTAACTTCAGGAGTAGTAAATATTACTGATGGGTTATATTTCTCTAACTTTTCTGATCCTGATTCTATTACTGCTGGAACAAGTTTATACCTTCACTGTGAAAAGAATGGAACTATTACTTCAAGTTCAGCATTAGTTGATCCTTATACTGGATCTACTTTTGTAATTGAAGATGGTGCATTACAAGCAGCTAGTGCTACTCAATTAGCGACTCCAAGTAATTCATTTATTGCTGGATTTAACATTGTTCCTAAAGGATCAAATGGTAATGTAAATACTGCTGTGATTCAAGCATACTTAGGTCCTGTTGGAAAACAGCCTTTGCCTGTCGCATCAATTGCAACTACTAATTTACCTGATGATTTGGCATTAGGAATTATGATGGGAACTAAAAACAATACAACAACCGCATCTATTATGTGGGTTGA